GGGCAGCAGTGGCAGGCAAGAACGCTTTCTGTAAGCCATACCCTATTTTTTGGCCTGCGGTTTCAAGTTTTTTGAATTCTTTGATTGCCCTGTCAAGGCCCCGTGATTCAAATTCTGTGACTAATGGAATGCGTGCCATGTCATGCCGCCCTGTCTAATGCTTTTTCAAGTTCCTGTGACCATTTGTCAATAACCCGCTGCACTTCACGATTCAGATAACCCAAATTCTGTTCGACAGCGGGCCACATGTAACGGCCCTGTTGTGTTGGGTCACCATATTTTTCATTCAGGTTTTGCAGGAATGCGCCGCTGCGACCTGTGGCGCCTGCACTGTGGCGGCCAGCGTTGTCAAAGATGGCGCCCGCAGGGTCTTTCTGGAACAGTGACAGCAAATTGATTTGGTTGCGTTCACCTGTTGCCCTCACGTCAGTTTGTGCAACAATGCCTGTGCGTGCTTTGCGTGTCCATGAACGGTCACGGCCACGTTCAGTCCAGGCACCCCAGTTTCGTAGCGCTGTGGGCTGTGGCACCAACGCCCTGGCTGTTTCCACAATTGGTGCAGCAGCGCCACGCATTTCACGAGGCAGAATGCGGGCCAGTTCGGGTTCTACTTTGCGGAGATAGCGCACCATCACGGCAATGCCGTCGGTGTCTATGTCAACGCCTAGCCCGTCGGCCATTTTTCTGCTGTTCCTTTGCTACGTCACCAACTGTGTGAAGGTCTTTTGTGTCGAATTCTATGTGAGGCGGCCACCAGCCGACAGCTAACAGCAGTTCTGCTAACTGTCGGCGGTAGGTGCCTCGTGGGTAGGGTTTGAGTCTTCTTCCCCTACCACTTCAATTTTCACAATTTTTCTGATGAAATCGTCAAACACGGCGGGCACTGTGCGGCCTGCATGTTTGCTGGCCTCGTATGCCATGAATGCCAGATCTTCCATACCGATGCCGTCACCCATTTTGCTGGCTTTGGTTTTAAACTTGCGTTCCCATGCCACGATGGTGAACAGATCTGTGTAAACCTGATATTGGTCATCTGCTGTTGTGATTTGAATGGTTAGTTGCATTTGTCGGGTCTTTCTAGGTTAGGTCAGGCCACTGCCCTGGTGTATGAGCCGCCTGACAATGTGATGTCAATGGTTTGAAGTTCACCCAATGCGCCTGAGATCGGTGAAATGGATTCACAGTAGGCGCCCACAATGGTGTACTGCGGATTATCTGCCGCAGGGGTGGTGCTGCTCGTGGCGTAAATAACCACGTCAACATTTTGGCCCAACACGTTGGCTTCAAGGTTTTCTTCAACTTCGCTGCTGCCGTAGGCCAGCATCAGGGTGCAGGTCACTTCAACATTGGTAAGGCCAGCAGTGTAGGTGCGTGACGTGTCAGCAAATGAGGTTGCTTCCAATGATTCTTTTGTGAGGGTCAGCACAGCACTGGTGCACTGGTCTGAATAGTCAACGCTGTCAATCAGCAGCGCTGGGTTTGAAAGTACTGTGGTAGTTGCCACTTTTAATTTCTCCTTGTGGAAAGTCTGACTGTTAAGTCATATGCGGGGATATTTTGCTCACCGATAACAGCGGTCGAAGGTCTAAAGTCAACCACAGCCAGGGTGTCAAGTTGGTGAATGATGTCAAAGGTACTCAGCAGATAGTTGGCGGCGTCCTGGTTGCCTGGTGGTGCTGCCAGAATTCTGAGGCTGATTCGCACGTCTACAATGTTGTTGTTGAAGACGTCACCGATAGGCAGTTCGACAAACACTGACATGGGGCGGGCGTTGCGGGGGTCAGTGACCACCACTAAACCAGCGTCAGTCAGCGCTGTTGTCACGCTGTTGTAGGCAGCGGCCAGAATCCCTGTGGCTGCCATCAGCCCACCTGTGGGCGGCCTACGCCTAAGAGCTGCAGAATGCGGCCGAGTGAGCCGAACGGTACGCCGCCACCGAACTGGTCAAATGATGCGAATGAATCGGCACTGCCCCGTTCACGGTACAACGTCGCCGCATACATGATGGTACCTAGTTTGACTGCGCCGTCAGGTGCTGCGTCAATGTCATCATGGTAGCCGGATTCAACACGCCGCCTGTAGGCGAACACGTTGGCGGCTGACACACAGGTTGCGATGAATGCTGTGTCATTTGCTGTGGCTACGCTGATGCCTAACCATTCCGTCACGTCATCGCTGACGATCCAGGTGGGTTCAGGTTCCCAACGTAGTTCGCCACTGTCAACGCCGTAGGCAAGATCTGCGCCAGCGTTAGGAAAGATGACCTGATGTTCACGGGGCACGTCATAGTCAAAAACCAGTTCACCTTCAGGTGTGACATCAATCAGTTCGTAATCGACCAGTGACCACACAACCTGCTGGTTGCCGTCAAGTCCCCTGGTGCTGTCAACAATGTTGATGTAACTGCCCAGGGGAATGTTTGACAAATGTTCAAGGGTTTGCACCACGCCATAGCCGCCCACGCGTGATGATTGCGTGATGGTAAAAGTGGTCATGGCGTGATGCGTTCCCTAGTTATCAGGCAATAGCGATGGACTTGACTTGTGAATCGTCACCAATGAAGGTGGCAACGTAGCCGTAATAAGAGAACGTGCGGCCCAGGGTTGAAGGAACCTCAACGCTGGTAATGCCCCGAATCTGCTCGTAGAACTCAACGGCGGCGCCGCGTGCAACGATCATGGTGCCAGCAGCGAAATTCTTGTCGGCAACCAGTTTCAAACCAAACGGGTTGAACGTGTTCGCTGAAGTAACTTCGCCGGTGCCGATACCGTTGACACCCATCAGGCCTGATGCGCCGGTGTATGGGAACACTGGCCGCTTGTCACCGTCCAACTGCTGGCCAAGTGAGTACCACACATCTGGTGACACGAACACATGGTCAGGCAAGAAGTTGGTAGCTGCAAGAATGTCACGGGCTGCGTCATACAGTGCTGAAATCAGGCTGGTTGGGTCGTTTGCTGTGACAGTCCACGTTGACCCTGATGCTGATGCGCCTGCAACGATGGCGTCAGCGGCCACGTCGTCAGATTTCTCAAGGTACTGTGACGCCAAATCCTGCAAAATGATTTGAAGGGCCGCCGGTGAAGTGAATTCCACGTCTTGCACTGACAGCGTGACCTGACCGGCCAGTGTGGATTTGCTCACTACGTTGCTGGCTATCACTGGCGTGGTTGCTGACACCGAGTCAAGTTCTGACGCCTGCGCTGCAATGCTGGTGTGAGTCGTCCAGGTAGGCCGAATGAACGTTTTAGAGTTGCCGCCGTCTGGCATTGCACGGGCACCAACAGCAGCGACAACTGGCCGCACATAGTTCATGTCTGCGAACACTGGCGCAACAATTGGGACAGGCAACAAACCTGGCGTGTCGGTGGTCACGGTGTCACCTGCGGCCGCCTGGATTGCTGTTTGCTTGCTGCGGGCCGCCTCAATGAATGCTGCGTTGACCTTTGCGAACACTTCGCCGCCCTGGTGGTAGGCCGCAAGATATTCGCTGGCTGAAGGCATTGCAAAATGCTTTTTTGGCTGTGCGTAGATTGGGGCTGTTGGCACCACTTCAGCGGCGGCCTCTACAACCTCAGGGGTTTGATCTTCCATAGTTTCATTTTCCTTTTCAGGTTGGGGTGTTTCGGTTTCGTCGGGGGTGTCTGCATCGGCTGATGCAGCGATTTCAGTAATGCGGGCGGCCTCAAATGCTGGTTCAGCAACAATTGATAATTCACGCCAGCGGGCAGATTTCACAACAGTGGTTTTTCCGTCTTGCTCAGTGTCAACTGCTTCAATGCCAATTGACACGCTGTCATAGGCACCCATTTTCAGCAGTTCAACCAAATCGTCACCTGCACGGGTGCGGGCAATTTCGGCTGTGAACAACATGCCTTCGTCAGTTTCTTCACGGGCTGTGACCATGCCCACAATTTGGCCCATGTCGTGTTCAGCCAGTAGGCGTGGCGCTGGGCCGTCAACTGGCAGCGCACCTGGCAGCACTTTCACAGTGGCACCTGAACTGACTGTGGCCGAAGTTCCGTATGGCACAGCAATGCCTGAGATAGTGCGGGGCTGGTCGCCTGCGGCGGCGTCAAGGCTGACGGCAGTGGCCGTGAATTTCATCATGTTTCAGAATCCTCAAAATCAGGTTCAACAGCAATGTCAACATTGTCAGCCATCGCTGTTTTCACAAATGCTTCAGTATCAAACTCAACGTGTTTGCCTTTGGCGATCACGTTGTCACCCGAAAGGGTTTCGGAAAGGCACGTCAGGAATGGTGACGCCCCGAAGGTGAGCAAGTCCTGGCGGGCCTGTTGTGCGTTCTGATATGTGAACGATGAAACTGCGACCCCCACCAACCACGGTGGGACTTGACACACGCGTGCCAGATCTAATGCGGCCAGGGTGCGGCCTTCTGTGATTTGCAGCACGTTGGGGTTGCTTTTGAATTCAATGAATTCAACGTGCTGATTCAGCGCACCAATGGCAGAATTTTGGCGGGCCTGCGCCCACGCAGCTGCAAGTTCAGAAAGTTCGTGGCCTGCTAGGGCTTCGCCGCCCTCTTTCTGCTGCAAATAGCCTGCTGCAATTTCATTGGTTGCGAATCGGCGGGCTGATTCGTCAAGTCTGTGGGCAATGTCAATGGCCCTGGCGCCTGTCCACAGAATGCCGTCAAGTGGTGAAAGGAACTGAACCACATTTGCTGGGTCAATTTCTACGCCATCGAAATAGATTTCCTGTGCTGTGGTGAACCATTCGGGGCCTGCCTGGTCAGGTGTTGTGACCTGATCGGCGGGCAACCATTGGAATGATGCAGGAAAACCTGTCGCATATCGACTGGTGGTGTACCAAAAACTCCTGCCCCTAAGCATGAG